GTCCATCTGGCGGAATGAGTCCAGCAGCTCCTTCTCTTGCTTGCGCCCGACCGTGCTTATTTCGAAAGGCTGACCCTCGCCTCGTACCAGCCACTCGGCAGAACACTGTAGTGCGGCCGCCATTCGCAGCAGCGTCTCCGCGTTGGGCCGCCTAGTCGAGTTCGTGATCACGTTACTGATACTCGCCTGGGTACGATCTATTTTTTCCGCCAGTGCCACTTGCGTCATCTCCCGGTACTCCAGTAACCATCGCAGTCTTTCCCCTATGGAAACTTGCGTGGCCCACTCTGAGAACACAGAGTCTAGTTTACTCTCCACCTGACTGTCCATACAGTAATCCTTCCTAGTGTTGTTGTTTTGTCTTAACAACAGTTATAATTTTGTCAGTTTAAAAAAAGCGAGTAGCTACATGAAAATCGAAAAGTTGATCAGACATTTTGGTACGCAGGTCGCAGCATCACGCGAACTGGGTGTGACCCAACCCACGATTTCAAACTGGCGCAGTCGCGGGGCAATCCCTCATCTACAGCAGGTTCGAATTGAACATCTCACGGGGGGGAAGCTCAAGGCAGACCCATCTATTTTTAGGCGCAAATTATAACGCGCGTGAAGTATCAGGGCATGTTCAACTTACAGGCGGTTACTTCTTTCTGTTAGTATCACAATGCCTATATTGAGCCCGGCTAGGCGAGGGGTAGCTCCCCAGACCGAAAAGAGACCTGAACCACCTCCTGCCGGTGCACTTCTTCCTCGGTTCCGTTGAAAGGTTCGCAATGGCTTCTCGGTCACCCGCCACCGCGGGAGAGACGATTGACTGCCCTCGCCACCGGGTGTGGGCGGTATGAACGATGCAGACACAATGCTGATCACAAACTCCGACTTCTTGGCGGAGCTTGCGCAGGCTGCGCCGGAGGGTGCTTGTCTGTGGGTCAACCGCTTCCACGGCAACCCAAACAGCGAAGATGCGAGATGGTCTGGCTACGTCTACACGCCGGCTGATCACAAGCGGGGCATGTGTGATGAGTGGGCGGACTACAACACATACTTTTCTGTTGCGGCCGTCAAGCTGGGCGACGACGGTCTCTTTCATCGCAGGAAGTCCACCTTCGCCCGCATGCTGGCGCTGGTTGTCGACGACGTCGATCTGGACAGTCTGTACATGGCACCTTCTTGGGTGCTGGAGACGTCGCCAGGCAAGACGCAAGCCGGCTACCTGCTTGATGCCGACGATCCGGACTGCGCTGACGAGTCGCTGTGCTCAGCGGTCGTCAAGTCCATGACGATGCGCGGATTCATCGGCGGGGACATCTCCGGCAACAACTCGGTGCGCTACGTGCGCCTGCCGGTGGGATGTAACCAGAAGCCGAGGACGTCCGGCCACCACCGCCATCGCATGCTGTCCTGGCGGCCGAACGTGCGGCTGAGCCTGGACGATGCGTGCGCGGCAGTGGGGATGGAGCTGGACTCGGTGCGCAATGCGTCCGCCACCGCGAACTCTCTGGCGCCCTTGGCTGGCCCGGGCGGCACCCAACAAGAGAAGCTTGAGGCCGCGGTGACCGCCGTCATGCAGGGTCACTTCCATGAACCGCTGAACATCATCGCGGCCAGCATGATCTCCACCGGCGCGCACCCGGCGTCTGTCACGAACATGCTGCGCGGCCTGATGTCAGCTTACCCCGGCCCGAAGGACGACCGGTGGGAGCACCGGTTCAAGGACATTGCCCGGTGCGTGCGTGGCGCCGAAGAGAAGTTCGCCCCCCAGGCCAAGCACACGGCCATGGTCATCAACATGGAGACCGGCGAGATCGGGCCGGAGAAGGAAGAGCGGCCGCTGTTCACCAAGGTCAGTGACCTGCTATCAGACATCAAGTCGGTTCAGTGGCTGGTGGAGAACTACTTGGAGACCGACGCGCTCAGCATGGTCTTCGGCCCATCGGGCGGCGGCAAGAGCTTCTGCGTCGTCGACATCGCATGTTGCGTGGCCACCGGCACACCATGGCACGGCATGCCGGTGAGGAAGGGCGCTGTGTTTTACATCGCGGGCGAAGGCCACAACGGTTTGGCGCGCCGCTTTGCAGCCTGGCAGAAGGCCCGTGGCGTCAAGCTGGACGACAGCGTGCCACTGTTCAAGTCCAACAGGGCTGTCATGCTGCTGGACGGGAACGCAGCCGCGGGGCTGGCCGCCGAGGTGGAGCGTTTGGTGAAGGAGACCGGGCATCAGCCATCCCTTGTCATCGTAGACACGCTGGCCAGAAATTTTGGCGACGGCGACGAGAACACCCAGAAGGACGCCGGGCGGTTCATCGAGCACCTGGACACATACATCCGCCGGCCGTACCAGTGCAACGTCATGACAGTCCACCACAGCGGTCATGACATGGACCGCGCGCGCGGCTCCTCTGCGCTCAAGGGCGCCATGGATCAAGAGATCTGGGTGAAAGGCCAGGCCGGTCACATCGAGCTGAAGGTCACCAAGATGAAAGACGCTGAGATCCCGGCCGACCGGCACTTCAGGATCTCCCAGATTGATCTGGGTATCAAAGACGACTGCGACGTCGAGATCACCGGCGCATTCCTTGAGATCGACGGCAACCCGCTCGATTTCAAGGTTGGGAGCAGGACCAACGGGTCAGACCTCACCGCGCTGGACGTGGCCAAGGCCATGTACCCCAAGTGGCCAGGCGTACCACCCATGGCCGCCAGCCTGGGCTGCAGCGATCGAAGCCTGAGCCGGATCATGAAGGCCATGAAGGACCTCGGGATGGCCGAGCAGGCATCCAGTCGTCAGGCCGGCTGGTATCTGACCGAGCAGGCGATCGACCACCTGTCGATGACCGGGTTCGTCGCGATCCAGGGCTCAAATAGGCATGCTGATGAGCCTTAAAAATGACCGAATTTCATCCGCCAAAAGGCTGGCGGAAGAACCCTTTTTTTGGGTTTCATCCGCCAGGCAGAAGAGCTGGCGGAAGACTGGCGGATGAATTTGTCGTTACGGCAAAAACTCAATGAAATCAACAACTTATGGAGTGTCGTTACTGGCGGATGAACTGGCGGATGACTGGCGGGTCGTTTCATCCGCCAATCCGCCACCACCTATAGGGTGGCGGATGACTGGCGAGAGGGGGGTGGCAGATGAAAAACGAAGCCCGAAAAGCCAGTCGGAGTATCACAATGATGGAGCCAGACAGAACAGCAGGGAGCAAGAACAATGAGCACTAAATTTCATAATGTGGAACCAGTTACCATAACGCTAGATAGTGAGCGTTCACTAACTTATTCGTTTGAGTTGCCCTGGCCGAAGGTGCTCGGCAACCACGCGACGAAGCACACGCGCTCCGGTGGCCACTACAAGGTGCCCGAGGCCGAGGCCTACGACGTGCTGGTTCGCCAGGCCGTGGCCGGCTTGGGCATGGGTAGCCTCACAGCCTCCAAGCCGCTTGGCGGTCCTCTGAGCGTGTCTTGGCTGCTGGCGCCGCCAGACAAGCGGGCCAGGGACGTCGACAACGTGCGCAAGGTTGTCGCTGATGCGCTGACGAAGGCTGGATTTTGGTCGGACGACAGCAACAAGGTGCTGACCCGGGAGGCCTTTGAGTGGACGCCTGCGCTGCCAGGCGGCGTGATCTGCCTGACCGTTGAGGTGCTGGCATGACACGACCAGACAGCCCATGCATCGCTGTCTGCACCACTTTGTACGACGAGCAGTGCCGAGGCTGCGGTCGCACGTACGTCGAGGTGGCCCGCTGGATCGAGCTGACAGATGAGGAACGCGAGCTTGTCTGGCAGCGCATCGACAGCCAGGCCACTGCCTGGCGCTACAACCGATACGCCGATCTACCCGCGATGGGACATTAAAAAATGATCAAGATGCAACCAGACTGGGTCAATGATCTGCTCGGGCAGTGGGCGGCTGGCGAATGGCGTGACGTGCAGCAGGACCTGGGATTCCCCAGCGTCAGCCCCATGTTCGCCAAGGCCGTCGGGTCTGCCTTCGAAGCCGAGGATGTGACAGGCTACAGCCACGCTGAAGTGCGCGCCATGACCGCCGCGGTCGACTGGTTGCAGCTCCACCACACAGAGCACTATCGCGCTTTGTCGAGGCAGTACAGGGCCTGGACGCGCAGCACGCTTGAGCGCAAAGACGGCGATCGAGAGCTAGTGCTCGAAGCCGGGCGAATGCTTGAGAAATATATCGACGAAGTGCTTGGCTAAAATATCACAATGCCTATAATCTGCTGTGCAATTTCGCACGAACATGGAGACGATCCCATGAAAGAGACACGCCTCGAGGTCACGCCACCCCGGCAGGTCACAAACAGCAGCATGCCGGCCGGCAATCACCAGGAGAAGTGGGTGCCTGTGCGACCAGGATCTCAGGATCACGAAGAGATCCCCAGCCGTATGGGCCAGCGCACCTGGCGCGACGGCCGGGTGGAGGTGCAGTCATGAGCGCGCCCGGCGACGGCCCAGCCTTTCCATGTGACCGGATTGGTGTTGATGAACTTGTGAGCAGCTTGGGAATGACCCTGCGCGACTACTTCGCGGCGAAGGCTATGCAGAGCATGTTGGCCGCTTACCCATGCCAAGCGATTGATCGACAAGAGGGCGGCATTCAAGCGGACCTTGAATCGGTTGCGGGTGACGCATACGAAATGGCCGACTCCATGCTGAAAGCGAGGCAAGCATGATCAACATCACCGCACAGATGCTGGACGCCCTCATCGCCGTTGAGCCAGTGCTTGCAAACATGGACGCAATGTTGCGGCGCAAGCACCCAGGCCTGAGCACGATGCCCGAGCTGATTCTGGTTCGCGCAGTGCTTGCCCGCTTCTCAGGAGAGGACGCATGACCTGCTGCAACAACGACTGCAACCAAGGCCGCGACTGCCCTCTCAGAAATGAACCGGATGAGTCTAGCCCAGTCGAGCAGATAACCGACGCAGTGCTCGCCATCGGCGCAACTGGCGTTGCCTGCTTTGTCGCCACTTTTGCTGCGAAACTTTTGTATTGGATCTTTACGTGACTGACGACGATGACATTGCGGAATTGCTGGCCGAACGCAAGGCACGGCAAGCGCAGACGTGGGCGCTGCTGGCCCACCCGGACAGCCGAGACCCAGACTATCCCGACGAATGAGATGACGAATGACACCCGAACAACTGGCCGACGATCTTGAAGGTCTGTATTCCAGAACACTTACAGCGCAACGTGCAGCCGCCGAACTGCGCCTCCTTGCCGCTGAGAATGCAGCGCTGACAAAACACTTGAAGTTTGTAGAGCGTTGGGCAAACCACCACGCGACTAAGCCCCACATGACAGCACAAGAAGCGCTGAGTGTCATTCAGCATTACCCGCCAATCAAAGCCATCACGAACGGATACGCTGACGGCAAGGTGCCTTACACGCACGACCCATACGCTGAGAATGCAGCGCTGCGAGAAATGCTGAGAAAGTGCGCCTCGGTGTTAGTCGATTCGCGCCACGGAGAGCCGTGCAACAGAAAAGAAGTGCGCGATCTTAGTGCAGCCATCGACGCAGCAATGCAAAAGGAAACACCATGAGCATCGAAATGGTTCAAACAATCGGTACGCACATCCTTATGCCAATCGTGATTTTGGCGGCGCTGTACTTGATCTGCAAGCTGTAAAGGAAACACCATGAGCATCAAACTACCGCCGCTGCCTGAGCCGCATGACGGCCCGAATTACCACACAGACGGTATCGCACTCTTCACAGATGACCAGATGCAAGCCTACGTCATCGAAGCACTCGCACAGCCAGCCGAGAGGCAGGGGGAGGCTGTGGCTTGGGCAGACGAAATCATTGACGACCTGCACGCCCTCTACAACAGCGAGATGATTACAGAGAACGATTCGGGTGACGAGTTGATCCGTCTGGATGCAGCAGTCGCAGCGGTTGATGAAGCTAAAGCGCGCCACATAGCCGCCCACCCAGCACCAGCACAGCAGCAGCCCCTGAGTGAGGAACAGCTTGAGCAGCTACGCCTTGAAACAGGTTATGCGGCTGGATTGCCACGATTTACCCTGATTTGCCGCGCAATCGAAGCCGCCCACGGGATCGGGGGTGAGAAGTGACACAAGACCAGATGCGAGAACTCGTCAAAGAGTGCGGCCTAGATTGGCGCAAAGGCTTCATGCCGCTGTTCGACGGTGACGACACCAATCGCTTTGCCGTACTGATTGAGGCAGCTATGTCACATGAGAGAGAGCGGTGTGCGCTGGTGTGTGAAAGCAGGCAGACACCCGGCACCGGATCGGTTGCGATCCTCAACGGCGCTGCCGACGAGATTCGTGCAAGGGGTGAGAAGCCATGAGAGCCGAGGTCATCATCCGGGGGCTGCTGCGAGGCGAGCACAGCGACGGACTGACCCGGCCCGAGATCGTGCAACTCACAGGGCTTGGCCTGACCGCCGTCTACAACGCCATCAAGCAGATGCCTGACGCCTACGAGGATCGCTGGAAGATCGTCGTCAGCCCGACAACCGGAAGGCGCACACAGACAGCCGTTATCTGCGTCGTCGTGCCACCGCCGACCTGCCCAAGGCCAGACTCTCTCGCTGTGAAAACGGCCCAAAAATGAGCACGAACAAGAAACCTCGCAAGCGGTACAAGCCGAAGCCGGTCTACACCAATGCCTTCGAGCGCGCCATCGAGGCGGCCACGCCCATAGGCCAGGCCCATGCCAGCTACTACAACGACATTCTGCTGAAGAACCACAGCGCCATGCACGCCCTGACCCATGGCCAAGCAACCAAGGGCGACATGGATCTGTTGATCGCGATGGCCAACATCATGGAGGCCTTCCGGCTGCTTGAAATATGCACGCCGCTGTCAGACGAGATCGCAGCCGGTCGGCGCGCGCTGATCGACATTTCGGTGCGGGCAGCCAAGGTGCATCGCATCGTGCCCACCGGACCCGAGATCCTGGCGCTCAACGTACTGATGGAGCTGCACGATGAGCTGATGCCGCACATCACCGGTGCGCAGCTCGACAGGGGGATCGCTCTGGCCAAGCGGGTGATCCGCCGCGGCGAAGCCACTCTGCTGCCAGGCTCCCAGCAGATGATCGAGGCCGCAGCAGCATGAGCAACTTGACCGCCAAGAAGGGGTTCCGCTCGCGCAAGCAGGACGCGATGACCAACGTCGAGCGCCAGCGCAAGTGGCGCCTAAAAAATGGTGGTCGGGGCGTGAATTTTTACATGGCGCCCGAGGTGGCAGCCGGCGTGCTCTACCTGCGCAGCCAGTGGGGCATGGAGTCGACGCAAGAGGTGATCGACGCGGCCATCAGGTTCCTCACGCTTTGCACTCGACAAGGTCTCACCCGCCTGCCGCAGTCGATCGACGATTGACGTCGTGTATCACAATGCTGTAATATCGACCCCGGGCAAATGCGCCCACCAACAGCCCGCCTTGAGCGGGCTTTTTCTTTTTCGGCCTCCGGCTCTTGCCGAAGCGTTCGTCTCCAGCCGAGGCGAGATGCCGCGGGGCCACCCCACTGGAGACGCTCATGCAGGGCAAGGGAATCATCGGCAGGGCAGCCTCGCAGGGGCTGTACGCCAACATTGCTGCCAAGCGTGAGCGCATCGCCAATGGCTCCGGCGAGCGCATGCGCAGCCCCGGCCAGGCCGGCGCGCCGACGCAGAAGGCGTTCACCCAGTCTGCCAAGACAGCCAGCAAGTAACTCACCCGATGGCCAAGCCCAAGACCACAGACAGCCGCTACGGCACCGCTCTGCACAAGGCGCCTGAGCGCACTGCCGCTGAGAAGCTGAAGGGCGAGGTGCTGGCCGTGGCCGAAGCTGTCTTCGACCGCTACGTCTGGGGCGAGTCTTTCCAGGCGATCGCCGACAGCCTGCCGTTCGCGGTCGCCGGGTGGAAGCTGCGCCAGATCCTGATGGACAGCGAGGAGACCCGAGACCAGTACGCCATGAGCGGCATCGAGCGCGCCCACAACCTGGTCGACGCGGCACTCGACTACGGCCGCCAGGCGGCGTCCCTGGGCGACGCTGCAGGCCTGCGCACAGCCATCGACACCAACCTGAAGGTGGCCAGCAAGCTGCACGCCTCGGCCTACGGAGACAAGTCCAAGGTCGAGCACACGGGTGCCAACGGCCGCGCCATCGAGATCAAGGCCGACCTGTCGCTGACCGCCGAGCAGGCCTACGAACGGCTGATCAAGGGCGACTAATGGACGACTTTGACTGGATCAATCCCAACTACGAGCAGGTCTTCGCGACCCGGGTCGAGCGACTCGAGCGCATGCGGGACAAGCCAGAGATCGTCGCGCGCCTGCTCGACTACTACGCCGGCCGCCCAGCAGACTGGATTTCGGACTGGGGCATGACCTTTGATCCCCGCCTGGCTGAGAAGGGCCTGCGCACGGTGGTGCCGTTCGTGCTGTTCCCGAAGCAGCGTGAGTTCGTCGAATGGTGCCTCGAGCGCTGGCTGATGCGCGAGGACGGCGTGGTCGAGAAAAGCCGCGACGCCGGTGTGTCCTGGCTGTGCGTGGCGTTCGCCGCGTGGATGATGATCTTCAAGACGGGCACCGTGGTGGGCTTCGGCTCACGCAAGGAGAACTACGTCGACCAGATTGGCAACCCGGCGAGCCTGTTCTGGAAGGTGCGCGAGTTCGTCAACCTGCTGCCGCGTGAGTTTCAGCCAGAGGGCTGGGACCCGCAGAAGCACGCCCCGTTCATGAAGATCCAGAACCCGGAGAACGGGTCCTTTATCACCGGCGAGGCGGGTGACAACATCGGCCGCGGCAACCGCACGTCGATCTACTTCGTGGATGAGGCCGCGTTCCTCGAGCGCCCCGACACCGCGGACGCCGCGCTGTCGCAGACATCCAACTGCCGGATCTACGTGTCCACGCCCAACGGCGCAGGCAACCCGTTCTACCGCAAGGCACATGACGGGCGCACCAAGAAGTTCATCTTCGACTGGCGCGACGACCCGCGCAAGGACGAGAAGTGGTACGAGAAACAGCGCCAGAACCTGGACCCCGTGGTGCTTGCCCAAGAGGTCGACCGCAGCTACACGGCGTCGGTGGCCAACGCATTCATTCCAGGCGAGATTGCCGCGGCTGCTGCCCGCAAGGGTCCAGCCGACATCATGGCCAACGGTCCGATCATGATGGGCATCGACGTGGCGCGGTTTGGCGACGACAAGAGCTGCATCACCTTGCGACAGGGGCGCGTGCTGCTGCGTCAGGTGGTCTTTGGTGGCCACGACGTGGTCGATGTGGCTGGCCGTGCAAAAGAAGAATACAAGGCGCAAATGGGCGACATCGCCCAGATCGCAGTGGACACGATCGGTATTGGATCAGGCGTGGCAGACATCCTGCGGCGCGAGTTTGGCGACATCGTGGTAGACGTAAACTCAAGCCTGCGCATGAGCGACGGGCAGAACTACAACCTGCGAGCCAAGATGTGGCGCGACATGCGCGAGTGGCTGAAGGTCGGCGCGTCAATCCCGAATGACCCTGAGCTTATTACTGATCTGACCGCATTGCAGTACGGCTACAAGGGCGGCGACCTGCTGCTTGAGAGCAAGCAGGACGCAAAAAAGCGCGGCATTAAATCCCCAGACCGAGCAGATAGTTTGGCTTTGACGTTTGCTTACCCGCCTGAGAAGACCAGTGAGTGGGTCGTGCCGGTAAACAATCAAGCTGCCTGGGCTGCCTTGGATAGTTTAACTGGTTACTAAAATGACAGCTATATATTCAACGAGGAAGCAGGCAAGCCAAGCAAATCAAACCCGTATGAGCTTGC